CGCGAATTCCTGCTGACCCCGGAAATGCAACAGCGCGTCTCCGAGGGATCACGGGAGGCCACCATCAACCAGATGATGACCCTGGCCAGTGCAGAGCCGGTTGAGTTTGGCGAAGGCGATGGCAAAACCACCCGCCCGGCCCTGGATGTCTACAAGGATCAGTTGAAGGCGCTGCCCACAGTGGTCCAGTTTGGTGAGCATGCCACCAAGGACAAGGTTGGCCATATTACCGCCACAACCAATGCCACAAAGGTGGGTGAAAAGATGGATGAGCTGATTGCCGCCGCGAAACAGAGTGGCAAACATATGAGTTTCGCCGAAGCCCACACACAAGCTTGTCATGAGCTGGGTATTGTTACGGGAGGTGGCCAGTGATCGATTACACCAAGTCGTACAGGGCCGCCGCAATCATTCTGGGGTACTGCATGATTGTGGCGGGAGCGAACGACACCGTGGCCCAGGCGGTTGATGGTTCTAAGCCCTTTATTGGCGTGACCGGGATGATGGGTGCGGCTGCCGCAGATGATATGTGCGACGTCAAGCGCGAACGGCTGCAAACGGTTCGTTACGGTGCTGCAGTAACCCGCATGGATCGCCTGACCTCCGATGCAAATGGACATGCTGTGCCGGTCGGTGTGCCTGATGCCGGTGTGACCATCCATTATCTCGGCTATGCCGAAGTTGACGGCGTTGACGGAGATCTCGGCGAGGTCTTTATCGCACCCGGTTCAATCACCGGATAACTAAAGGAGGATTTGCATGCCTATCAAGAGACCATTTCCCGTTAACCCGGTGCTGAGCACCATTGCAATCCGGTTTACCAATGCTGCGTTTATTGGCGATCGCGTCATGCCGCTGCAGTCGGTTCCCGAGGAAAAATTTCTGTACAACGATTTTTCCAAAACCTCTGTATTCAACTATGTCGACACGGAAGTAGGCCGTACCGGACGGCCTAAAACGCTGGAGTGGCAATCAGAACAAAAGGAATCATCGGTACGTGACCATGCGCTGCGTGGTGAGCTGCCTATGTCGGACATTGAGGCCGCTGCTCGGCAACCCGGCAGTATCGACCCCGAGGCCGAAACGGTAGAGATGTTGTCTGACTGTATCAAGCTGGGACGTGAGGTGCGTGTTGCCCGGCAGGCTCAGAACAGGGACAACTATCCGGTGGATCAACGGATCGCGCTGGGAGTCGATGATAAGTTCAGCAACCCCGACGCCGATCTAATCAGCCTGGTAAGTCAGGCATTGGACAAGCCGCTGATGCGCCCCAATAAAATGGTTTTCGGTCAGGCGGCCTGGACCCTGTTCCGGCAGCATCCTCAAATTGTTAAGGCCACCCTGAAAAACAGCGGTGATGCCGGTATGGCTACCCGCATGGCGGTTGCGGAACTGTTTGAGCTGGAAGCTGTCGAGGTTGGTCCGGCCCGTTACAACGCCGTTAAGCCTGGGCAGAATGAACAGCTGGCCTACATCTGGGGGCCGCACCTGTCGCTGCTCTACGTCAACGAGCGGGCCACTCCCCGTGCCGGTGTCAGCTGGGGATATACCGCCAGGTTTGGTACCCCGTGGGCGGGCAGCATGTTCGACAAGGACATCAGTGCCCAAGGCGGCCTGGATATTCGTGCCGGAGAACGGCTGCGCGAATTGGTAGTCGCGCCGCAATGCGGTTACTTTTTCGAGAACTGTATTTAAGGAGGAAGCATGGAAACCAAAAACTATACGGTCATGTCTCCGATTAGGCATGGCGGTAAGGAATACGGCATCGGTGCGACAGTTGATCTGAATGCCAAACAGGCCGAGGGGTTTGGCGACTGCGTTGAGCTGACCTCGTCAGCAGCAGCAAAGAAACTGGCTGCCAATACTGATGCGGCCCATTTGGTTGATCGTATTTCAGCCCTGCTGGCTGCAAACAAGGAGCTGAAAGCGGAGCTACTCAAGCATGAAGAAAAACTCGCCACCTTGAATGATGAACATGCAGAGGCCGTTGCCTCACTCAACAAACAGATTGATGAGCTACCTACACAGCGCGTCGAGCTGTTCAACGACATCGATTCACTCAAGGCCGAAAACGAGCAGCTGAAGGCAGCAGCAGCAGCCAAGCCTGCCGCCAAGGGAGCCAAGTAAACCATGTACACCACCCCGGAGATACTCATTGATAAGTACGGCAAGCAGCACCTGATCTATCTCACGATCAAGGAGCCGGACGGTACTGAAACCGAACCTGACTACACGGTGATCAACCGCGAAATCAGCCGGGTGGATGGCACTATCGATGGGTATCTCCGCAGGTGGTACGCCCTGCCGCTGTCAGAGGTTCCGCCAGAACTGGCAGGCTATGCCGAGGATATGGCCATTGCCCGGATCTACGGCTGTATGCCGGAACGGACCATCCCGGAAGATGTCTCCAGAGCAGCAAAAGAGGCGGTGGCCTGGTTGCGCGATGTGCAGAAGGGCTTGGCCACACTCAGCATTGAAACCCTGGCCCCGGCCTCTACCGGCGAACCTGGCTCCACCGGTTTTTTCCGCACCAACAAGACCACCGCCGATCGCATTTTCAGTGACTCGGTTTTAGATCGGTTTACGGGGCGTTAAACGTGGATTTTATCTCACCTGCAGAGGATGCCATCATCAAGCGCCTGGAGGCAAAAACCGCCAAGCGGGTGCTGGTGCAATGCTACCCGGATGATCCTGAAATCTATGAGCCGACCCATGCAATCGGTGCCCTGCTGGTTCGCTACACCGAGGGCAATTACGGCGACACTCGGGACACCAGCCTGGTTATCCAGGATAGAGAGATGTTGTTTGAGGTGACTCTGGCCATGTGGAGCCTGCGGGGTAAGCAGGGCGGTATTTACGAGTTCATGGAAACGGTGCGGACCGGCCTGACCGGGTTTGTGCCGCCCAACTGCAGCAAGAAGTTGACCCCGGTTAGCGAGGGGTATGTCGGTAGATCTGCTGGCCTGAAGGTTAAAAACAGACGGCTGTGGCAGTACCAGATCACGTTCAAGACTGAGACAGTGAACGTGGAAATTTTGGAAGAGGAACCGGTGATCCTGGTCAAGCGGATCACGGCAATCAGTGATTCAACAAACGAGACGTTTACGGTCTCATCGGAGGTGCCATAACCATGGCTAATAAACCCTATCTGTATCAGGGGCCGGTTGTCACCGGTATAACCCTGCCGCCCAAAAAAGAGGGCGATACGCCGGATGAAAAGCTGATGCACCCCGGCAAAACCTACAGCCTGCCCGAGGATAATGAGCGGGTTAAAACGCTGGTGGCCAAGGGCTACCTGGTTGAGCCGACTGCAGATCCGGCCACTGCCCAGGAACCAGCAAAAGCCGTGAAGGCAAAGGAGGTCTCAAGTGCCAGCTAATTACCTACACGGTGTCGAAACCGTTACTGTTGATAACGGAGCCAAACCTATCCGCGTGGTCAAGAGTGCGGTGATCGGCATTGTCGGTACCGCGCCTATCCAGTTGCTGGATGTGGCCAACCAGACCATTAACAAACCGGTGCTGCTGACCTCTGAAGTGGCTGCAGCCAAGTATTTCGGGGCTGAGACTGCCGGGTACAGCCTGCCCACGGCCCTGAAAGCGGTATTCAAAAAAAGGGCTGCCACCGTCATTGCCATCAACGTATTCAACCCGGCAATCCACAAAACCGGCGAAACCCCTGACCCGACCCTGGTCACCAATGCCGACATCATCGGCACGGTGGACGTTGCCGGTAACCGTACCGGCATGCAGGCCTGGCTGAACGCCTACTCGCTGTTCGGTTTTAAACCAAAGATCCTGATCGCGCCGGGCTGGTCGTTTCTGGCTGCCATCCGTACCGAGCTGGAGGCCCTGGCCGACAGGCTGCATGCGATTTCATATTCTGATGCACCGGTGGGCACTACGTTCCAGCAGGCCATTGAAGGGCGCGGACCAGCCGGTACCGTTAACCTGCAGACATCATCGCGCCGCAGCATGCTGCACTACCCGCACGTTCAGGTCTATGACTCGGTCAGTAATACCAACGTGCTTCAGCCCTACAGTGCATTTGCAGCAGGTATCCGGGCTTGGAAAGACCTTGAGTTCGGTTACTGGTGGTCAAACAGTAATACCCAGATTGACGGCATTGTGGGCACCGAACTGCCCTTGACCGGCGAGATCAATGACTCCACCAGTGAGATCAACCTACTGAATGAGGCCGGGATTGTCACGGTGTTCAACTCATTCGGTACCGGTTTCCGCACTTGGGGCAGCCGCTCTGCTGCCTGGCCGTCTGAAACCGGCCCCAATACCTTTGAGGCCTGTATCCGTACCGGCGACGTGATCGGAGACAGCATTGAATACGCCATGCTGCAGTTCCTGGACCGCCCATTCAGTCAGGCGTTTGTTGATTCCGTAACCGAGAGCGTGCGCCAGTTCATGCGTAAACTGCAGGGCGATGGTGCGATCCTGGACGGCAATTGTTGGTATGACCCGGCAGATAATGAGACCACGGAACTGTCAAACGGCCACGTGACCTTCAGGTACGACTATATGTGGCCACCAACCATGGAGCGGATCACGTTTGTGCGCACCATGAACCTGGATTACCTGTCCAGCATAGGAGGTAGCAACTAATGGGACAAGTGACCATTAAACAGATCACTAATGCCAACGTGTACATTGATGGCAATTCCTTCCTCGGCAAAACCGAGGAAATCAAGATGCCGGATGTGGTGGTTACCATGGCCGAGCACAAGTCCTTGGGTCTGGTGGGTAAGGTAGAACTGCCCTCCGGTCTGGACAAGATGGAATCCACCCAGAAGTGGAACTCATTGTACCCGGAGGTGCTGAAGAAAGCGGCCAACCCGTTCGCGGCAGTGCAGCTGCAGTGTCGCTCAAGCCTGGAGACCTACACCGGCGCAGGCCGCACCGAGCAGGTACCGGTGGTGGTCTACATTACCGGCACGTTCAAAAAGTTTCCCACTGGGAACTATAAACAGCACGACAACGTTGAGGCCGAGACCAGCATGTCAGTCACCTACCTGCGGATCAACGTCGGCGGTCAGGACGTTATTGAGGTGGACGTACTGGCCAACATCTACAAGGTCGACGGCGTGGATCTGCTGGAAACCTACAAAGCAAACATCGGGGGGTAATAAGCAATGAAGATTAACAAGGTTGAAGGGGCGTTAAAGCCGTTTGTTCCGAAGTCTGTTGACGTGAGGCAGCCGCTGGTTGACGACCTGGTTACTGCCGAGGTTATGTCCGGTAAGACGCAGGGATATGAATTCTTAGCCTCTGTTGTATCACGCTGTTGTGTTTTTGATGGCCAGGCGGTTCCGCCTGAAGATGTCCGGAATTTGAGGATGTCCGATTTTTTGTCATTAACCGACGCCTTGGGTCTCAATGGCCCAGCGACCTCGCCGAGCGAGTCATCTACCTCGTCAGAGAAGGAAAGTGGAGAGAAGAGCGAGTAATGAAGATGACCCTGCCTGAGCTGGATTACTGGATCAGGCGGGTGGATGGCTACATCAGGGAGCTGAACAAGAGGTTGAACGACGGGTAGTGGTGGCGGGGCTCAGACCCGCCACGGCTCCAACCAGGATTGCCCAGACAGCACCCAACAGCATGACAGCAGGCATCACAATCAGCCACCAGACAGCAATCAGGGCCAGAACGGCCAGTATGATCAGCACCAGAATTTCCATAGGGATAAGCATACCACATGAATAGCCTCTTTACCATAGCCCTGATGTTCAAGGTGCTGGATAACGCCACCGCCCCGGTTGGCCGGATCAACAGCACCCTGGATACTACGGGCAAGGTGCTGGACCGGGCCGCTGGCAGGTCTGCGGTACTCAATACCGGCCTGGCAGCAGGTGCTGCTGCGGCTGGCAAAGTGGCATCAGGTGTCGATCGCATTGGCCGTGCTGCTCAAAATG